TCATAGTGCTTTAAGTATATTAGCGAACTTTTCAGCAGTTTCTTTCTTTTTCTCTTTAGCAAGATGACTGTACAAATTCATTGTGATCGAATAGTCTGCATGTCCTAATCTCATTTGAATTTCTTTAGGATTTACATCATTGTTCATTAGTAGGCTTGCGTGAGTCTGACGGAAACCATGAAAACCTATGTTAGGAACTTTTGCTTTTTTAAAGTGTCGAACTAAGTGCTGTCTTTCGAGTTCGTAAGTTCTCATTTTTTGATGATATGAGAAAACTAGAGAATCATGCAAAGATATAGCACCATAATTTTGGTGTTTTCTCCACTCTTTCAACATTGAAATTGTCTCGCTATCTACAGAAACTAAACGATTGCTTTCTTTTGTTTTTGCGCTGTCTTGTATCTCATTGCTGTATTGTATGAGTGTCTTAGAAACACTAACGGTATTATTGACAAAATCAATATCAGACCATGATAAGGCTAAAGCCTCACAGATACGCAAACCAGTAGCAAGTAAAAGCTTGTATAGAGTAGCGCTCTTTTTATTTGTTGTGGTTGATTGTAACGAGTCAAGGTAAGCCAAGAAACGTTTAAGTTCATCATTATTAAAATACTTTATTTTTTTGACTGTTCTTGTCTTGAGTTTTGGAGAAAATACTTTTATAGTTGGATTGTCTGAAATAACACCTAATTGCATACCATAATCAAGAATGCGTTTGATGATATTGAGCAACAATTTATAATCTTTACTTTTTCCCTTTTCACGATTACCGTTAACTATTTCAGCAGTATTGGCATTTCTAGCCCAGTCATTAACAATATTTTGCAATAGTACAGTTGTAATTTTCTCAACTTTATAGTTTCCGAGTGCTGGCAAAATATAATTTTTTAAAAAATTACTATTGATTCTGATAGTGTTTGCTTTTACTGTCAATTTATAAGAATCAAACCAACTAGTGGCTAAGGCATTAAAATTGTCAAATGAAACTTTTTCTCTTGCAACAGTAGAGCCATTTTTGATAAACTTATTCATAGCTTGGTGAGCTTTGTTTTCGCACGTTTTACGGTTCTTGGCTGTAACCGTAGTGCGTACTTGCTTACCTGTTAGGCTATCTACACCAAGATAGACATTTATTTTATAGACGGTTGTACCGTCTTTTTTTTGAACTTCTTTAATATTCATTTTTTTCTCCTGTTCTATTGTCGGGCAAGACATGATTAAGGAGAAAGCGATAGTATTAAAGTTTTATTTATTCAAATTCCATATCATCGATACCGTCAGTAAAGTTTTCTAAAAACTCGTACTCGTTCATGAAGTTTATCCAGTAAGACACTTGCTCTTCATGATTATGAAAGCGAGGCTTGTTTTCTGCATTTTTAATTCCTTCGGATACGCTGATAAAAGCACCGCTTATATTCATATCCCACATCTTATTAGCTTCTTTTTCAATGCGAGAATCAGGCCATTTTGCAGATGATTGTCTGCTGACGTTTTTGTCTAATAAATATATTGTAGCTTTTTCCAAAAACTTACCTTGGGCACGAGTGTTTTCTTCAACATATTTTCTAAATTCTGTGTAATCCATTTTTCATCCCTTACTATAAACAGTGGCTATCTAGTTGAGGTTGACTGATTATTTCATCAAACACCTCAACAACCAATCCATAATGACGTTTTTCTAACTCAAAATATTCAATAAATTTATCATAATCAATAACATCCGGTTCCCAATCGAACTGAGCAAGCCATTCATCGGCTCTATGTTCAATCATATAGCGGTCGGCTTCTCTTTCCTGCCTTCTGTCCCAACCAGAAGAACGACAATCAAGATGTCTATGTCCAAAGGACACGTGCCCTATTTCGTGAAGTAATATATTCTGAGTTACCTTTTCACTATTGAATATATCAATAAAAATATAAGCTGTTCCTCTAATATTAAATTTCATTCCATCTTTAAGATGAGGGTAATCTGAAGGATTATAGTATTTTATTTTTAGTGCGAGTTCTGAAAGCAACTCCTTTATAACTGACATATATTTTACCCCCTGCCATGGTCTTCTTCCCATGTTTCACGGAGCAAATGTTTATAAAGTTCTTTTTCTCTATCTGTCAGAGGCACACCATCAAAAGCTACAGCTTCGTCTACGGCTTCTTGAAGCTCTTCGTCAGTAAGCGGAGAATTTATATCAAAAAGAGGAGTAACTTTTGGTTTTGGTTTAACAGCTCTTTTAGCCTTTTCTTGCTCTTCCAATTGAGAAGAAGCAGTGTTTAAAACAATTTTCTGACGTGGTTCTTCGAGTTGTGAACTGATTTTATTTATTTCGGATAGAATAGAAGATGTTTCTGAATACTTTTCCACTAAATCAGATTTATCTACTCCAAAATACCGAGACATTAACTCTATTTTATCAATTCTTGGGTATGTTTTTGCATTAACCCAATCCAAAACAGTAGTATACTTAAAACCCATAATTTCGGAGAACTCTTTAACATTTAAGCTTTTTTTAGATAAATGCCGTTTTATGTTCTCGGACATTATTTCTTTGTTTCCTAAATCTTTTGTTTTCATATTCGTATTATACGGTTAAACCATAAAAAAAGCAAGTAAACACTATAATTATAAAATAAAACTAAAAAAAGAAAGTTTTTCATTGACAAGCACGGTTTAACCGTGTTATAATTAATTCATAAAGTCAAACAAGCGAACAAACATGGAGCATTCAGTACGGCAGACGGAACGGGCTCAAATGACGGTACACGACGTATCCACCGCGACGTAAGTAGCAAGTTTGGCAAATAAAAAGCCCCAGAGGGGCGGAAAGGAAAAGGGTATGAACCTTGAAAAAATTAAACAAGTTAAAATGCTAGACAATTATGAAGAAATCAAAGACATTGTTAATGCTCATATAGAAATGGGTTGGATTGTTTTGCTATCAGACTGTAACAAAGTTATTCTTGGTGCTGAATGGCCTGAGTCATACAACATGAATATTAATTTAACTGTCGAAAGAAAACATTTTGGAGTAGCCGGTAAACCTGGGGTTTCAGGAATTGGTGTTATTTAAAGATGTTTTGTATTTCTTGATGAGCAGGGAAGACTGGCGAACAGGTTCGATTCCTGAACTTCCCTTACTGCGAAAGCAGAAGTTTAAAAATAGAAAGGAAACGAAAATGGAAAAAATTTTAAGAGGTTTCAATGGTGCTTCGTTTAATCATTTGTTATCTGAAGAAGAAAAAGAAGCTTTCGAAAAAATAATTGAAGTACTATCAAAAACCGAGCTTTCAGTAATCCAAATAAATAAAGTCCTGTATTCAGTAGATACAGAACTTTATAAAGTTGCCATGAACAAAAGCTTGAAGCACTTAAAATCTAATCAATAAAATGGTTGATTTAAATTTAAGTATCGAAAGGAGAAAAAATTGACTGACGCAGAAGAAAAAATAAATGACGCAAAGTTTGAAGAATGCAGTAAATTAGCTAAAAGAGAGAAAGTTGAGAATGCAATCCTTGTTTTTGCCTACAACTCATTAAATGACGAAAAAATTAAAAATAACCCTTCAATGGTTTCTGCCATATCAGAGTTACTTAATTTTGTTACATGGAAATTTTATTGAGATTTTGGTTCCAAGAAACGAATCGCTCGAATTTCTTTACCAGAAATAGCCGTTACATCATTATTACCATAAAAATAATAAGTAACATGTTCTAAAACTTGAAAATTAATTTTTTGAAAGTCTAATTCTTTTTCTAAAGTATTGGTAGAATGACCGTCAAAATATGTCAATTTTTCAAAATCTTTTATTTTTATAACATCAAACTTATCTTGATTAGTCTTTTTAGGCTTACCATCTTTAAGAAGTATTGATACATCCATGCTTCATTCCTCCTTTCTATAAAACTAAGCAAATACCGCAAATATTTACTCAATCATTATAGCACTTGGAGGATTCAAATACACACACAGAAAGGAGCCAGTATGGCAGAGAAAACACCAGTAACTTATACATTGTTGCAATTACGAACTGGTAAACGTTGGACTCAAAAAGAAGCAGCTAAAAAGCTAGGCGTATCTGAATCTACATTATCAAAATGGGAGAATGCCGTTAGATTTCCAACAATGGATCAAGTTTGGGTAATAGAAGATACCTATGAAGTACCATTAAGTGGTATTAATTTTTTACCAGAAAACACGGTTAAACCGTATAAAAATAAACAAGCGAGTTAGAAAGGCAAAATATGAAAGAATTACAAAATTTCACAAATGGAATTTTCAATCTTGACGTTAAAGTCGAGGAAGAAAATATTCTATTCAATATAAAAGATGTAGCACGTGCTCTTGGATTTGAGAAAGTTGAGACCAAAAATGGTCGTAGATATCATTCAATTCGGTGGTCTACAATTGCTAAATATCTTCGCCAAGAAGTTGGCGAAAAAGATTTCATCAGTGAACCTATGGTTTACAAACTTGCATTCAAAGCAAACAATGCTGTATCTGAAAAATTCACAGATTGGTTGGCTGTTGAAGTCCTCCCAACAATCCGTAAGCACGGGGCGTATATGACGGATGCGAAAGCACAAGATGTTATTTCTGGTAACGGTTTGGCTGATTTACTACTTCAAGCAGGTAATCAGATTAAGCAACTTGAACTAGAAAAAAGCCAAATGAAACCAAAAGCGTTATTCGCTGATAGTGTTTCAGCTTCCGAAAACACGATTCTCATTCGAGATTTAGCTAAAATCCTCAAACAAAATGGAATTGATATCGGAGAGAAACGATTATTTACTTGGCTTAGAGATAACGGATACCTTGTCAAGAAAATTGGTAGTGATTACAACTCGCCAACTCAACGTTCGATGAACTTAGGTATTTTAGAGTTTACCGAAAACACTCACGTTCATAATAGTGGGAAGATCACCGTAACCAAAACGCCCAAAGTAACAGGCAAAGGTCAAATCTATTTTGTAAACAAATTTTTACAAGATTTAGCTAGTTAGAAAGGAGAAGCTATGGGAGAACGATATGATCCAATGGCTGCGTATCTAGCCAATGGCGTCCTAGAAGAATTTCGTAAGATGACGAATGAATGGCTGAAATTCCAAAAGGAGCTGTTCAAATATGAAAGTAAGACCGGAGAAATTAGGCAGGTTGATTTGTTGAAAGAATTCCACATGTCATCAGATACGCTGAAAAAGTGGAGAGAAAACGGATTACCTTCGATAAATCGAGGTGGTTCAGTCTTCTATCTCTTGGAAGATTTACATGATTTTTATTACTAAAATGTCGGGCAAGACATGATTAAGGAGAAAATGACTACTCCACACACAAAGTTAATTCATTAAATGCGGTGCTCCGCTAGAAAAGAGAGATTTTGAATAAAGAAATAGAAAAGTTAGCTAACAACTATAAAGAAATAATTAAAAAAACATCAGATCTTGCTTTGAAGCAAAATGATGGTGATATAAGAAAAGCTCGCAAATGGCTAAAAGAGCAACTGTTTTATACAGCTGATAGGGCCACAAACGAGCTTATCAAATTATCAATAGATAATATTTTAGATTACCACGGTGTTTCTTCTAACGAAACAATTGCTGAAGTTTTATAAGTAGTTTTAAAATCTAGTCCGATAGCAAACCAGTCAGTACTACCAAAAAGTCCCATCAGCCCAATATGTTGATATGATGTTCCTAAATCTGGAGAGTCTATGTTAGAACCTGAAAAAACTCCTTCGGCATAATATCCATCAGGATCTTTATCTAATGAATTCCAAGCGCTTATTCTGGTTTCTTCAGAAATAACGATTGACTCACCATTAGAAAAATGTACTTTAACAGACATCAACTTTCCTCCTTTCCATAAAACTAAGCAAATACCGCAAATATCTGCTCACAGTAATTATAGCACTCGGAGGATTAAAACACATACATAGAAAGGAAAATAATGCATACACAAATTATGAATGGACGAGAAGTCCTAACAGTTCCAACAGTCATTGGATATAAACATTATGACTTAGAAAAAAGAGAAGTAGTTGGAGAAGTTATTGAATCTACTTATCGAAGAAAAGACGGAACAATGTACATTATCCGCAGATCACGAACAGAACGAGAAAAAGCTGCTATGCTCAATTCGTGCTTGTCTGACTGGGGATATTAGTATCAGCAAACAACAAAAAAGCCCTGCATGGCACGCAGAGCAAGTAGGAAATTCGCCAAAACTTCTACTTAAATTATACCACGAATGCCTAAAAATTTGAAATGGAGAACATTAAATGACGGAAGAAAAAGAACCGTATAAAGTTAAAAATGATAGTGAACTGAACTGGGTACTTGGTAAATATAAAGAACATCAAATCCAATGTGATGAGTATGAAATTCAAGCTGAAGAATCAAGAAAAGCTATCGAAGAAAAATATAATGCCGAATTGTATGAAATTGAAATGCGCCGTTTAAAACTTCAAGCTGAAGAACAGAAAGAAATGGATTATTTCAAAGGACTGGCTGAACAATATTATTTAACTCTTGAGACGAAAAGTCCTAAGAAAACAATCAATGGTAGTGTTCGATTTTCAAAAAAAGAAAATGTCTCTTATGACGATAATTTGCTTTCAGAGCTTAAAGAAAAAGGGTTCGGCAAATTCATCACAGCTAAGACTAAAACAACCGAGAGTGTTGATAAAAAGGCACTCAAAGCATTTGTAAAAGATGGCGGTCAGCTCGTGTCAGAAGATGGAGAAATTGTTGAAGGATTCAAGTTTGATAAAACAGAAGAATTTACAGTGAAAGTTTGAGGTAAATTATGGCAGATTATGAAGAACAAATGCTTGCCTTACAAAAACCTTTGCAACCAGACCGAGTAGTTTGGAGAGTTCAACAATCAGGATTTTCTAAACAAGGGAAACCTTGGGCTATGGTTCTTGCTTATATGGATAATCGGGCAGTCCAAGAACGTTTTGATGAAGTTTTTGGAATTGCCGGATGGAAGAACGAATTCAAAACAGCTCCAGATGGTGGGACATTATGTGGCATATCCGTTAAGTTTGGAGACGAATGGGTAACCAAATGGGATGGCGCAGAAAATACTCAGGTTGAAGCAGTCAAAGGTGGATTATCTGGATCAATGAAGAGAGCAGCTGTCCAATGGGGAGTAGGTAGATATTTATATGACTTACCTACCAGTTTTGCTAAAACATCACTTGAAAAGACTGATGGTTGGAACAAAGTTTTTGATAAAAAAGCAGGAAAGAACTTTTGGTGGAATAATCCACAGCTTCCAAGTTGGGCTTTACCTCAGAATTCAAAGGTTCAAAATACAAAAGCTGATTTTACTGAAGAAGAGATACCAACTCCACCTAAATTATATGTTGTTGGTAAAGATGAAAAAGAATTTGATGAGAAAAAGCTTCAAGCTGTAGTTAACAAAATGGCTATTATTGCCGGAAAAGACTATGGGGCAAGTGTTGATGAACAAAATGATTGGCTAAAAATGCCACTTGATGAAGCATACAATGATATCGAAAAATTCGTAGATATAAAAAAGGAAGAACAAAATGATTAACAATGTCACTCTAGTAGGGCGAATTACTAAAGAACCTGAACTTAGATATACACCACAAAATAAAGCAGTTGCCACTTTTACTCTTGCAGTTAATCGAGCATTTAAAAATGCTAATGGAGAAAGAGAAGCTGACTTTATCAGTTGTGTTATTTGGGGTAAATCAGCCGAAAACTTGGCCAATTGGACTCATAAAGGTCAATTAATTGGAGTTATTGGGAATATCCAAACTCGAAACTATGAGAACCAACAAGGGCAACGTGTTTATATTACGGAGGTTGTCGCAAGTAATTTCCAAGTACTAGAAAAAAGTAATCAAGCAAATGGTGAACGAGTTGGTAATCCAGCTTCAAAACCACAAAATAATGATTCTTTTGGAAGTGATCCGATGGAAATTTCAGATGATGACCTACCATTTTAATTAACAACCAGGTGCAGCGTGCGTAACAAATGCTTAAATTCGAGGGGATAGGCAATGCGCAACATCCCCCAGCCTTTAATTTGAAAAATAAAACTTGAAATAAATATAGAAGAAAGGAGTATTCGTGGCACAAAGAAGAATGTTTAGTAAAAAAATTGTCGAAACAGATTTCTTTATGGAAATGTCACCAACAGCAAAACTACTCTATTTTTACCTAAATATGAGTGCTGATGATGATGGTTTCGTTGGAAATCCTAAAACAATTAAATTAATTAGTGGAGCTACTGATGATGACTTGAAAATACTTATTGCTAAACAGTTTATCATCCCATTTGATAGTGGAGTTGTCGTAATTAAAGATTGGAAAATTCACAATTACATAAGGAAAGATACCTATAATTCAACAGTTTATAAGTTTGAAAAATCTCAACTATTAGATGACGATAATGGCGCCTATGTATTAAATGAAAATGAACCGTCCACGGAACGTCCACGAGAAGTTGACACAGGTAAGGATAGGTTAGGTAAGGATAGGTTAGGTAAAGATAATAATATGTCAGGTAAACCTGACGATGTTATTCCTTGTTCTGAAATTCTAAGCTATCTAAATAAAAAAACTGGACGAAGCTTTAGAAATGTTGAAGCAAATAAAAAATTGATTAAGGCAAGATGGAATGAAGGCTATAAGTTAGAAGATTTCAAAACGGTTGTAGACAATATGGTTTCTAATTGGACCGGTAAGATGTTTAACGGAGTTCCAGCAGAAAATTATCTGCAACCCAAGACTTTATTTTCAAACAAGTTTGATAGCTATCTCAATCAATTACCAAGAGTCGAACAGAAAGAGACAAATCAAGCTTACGATGATCTAGGTTTGCCATTTTAGGAGGGAAAAATGGAAAGTATAGGTGATGTTATCGGAAAATTTGTTGATATGAATAAATTTAATGCAATGACTGATAAAGTTATCGCTCGTCCAGAAATAGAAAAATTCATTTCGGATAATAAGATGACTAGCGATGAAGTTTCAAAAAGTTATTCTAAATTCTACGAATATCTTAAAGAGAAAAATAAATTTGATAATAACGAAAAAACAGCATTGAGTGGACATGAACCTTTTTTGATTATGAACTGTGGTTATGCCGATGTTGTCTATCGTGAGACTGAAGAAGTGATTAAACGTAGGAAAAAGGCTGAGTTTGTCAAAAGGCTTAATCGCAATAGCATTGTGAGAGATATGACAATAAAAAAAGCAAGTTTTGAAAATTTTAATGCAGTAACTGATGAAGAAAAGAGAGCTTTGGCGTTCGCAAAAGAAGTATCTGAATATTATTATACTGGCGGTGAGGGAAATACTGTAGTAAGCGGGCCAGCAGGAACAGGGAAAAGTCACCTAGCCATGAGCATCTTAAAAGATTGTTTGCAGCATACTGATTTAACCGTTATTTTTGCAAGTTGGTCAGAGGTTCTTCACTTAATCAAAGATAGTTTTGATAATAAAGACAGCTTTTATTCAACTGAATACTTCATGGAAGTTTTTAGAAATACTGACTTATTGGTAATTGATGATATTGGAAGTGAAAAAATAACAGAATGGTCGATGTCTTTACTGACAGAAGTTTTGGATGCAAGGACTAAGACTATTATTACCACTAATCTAAAAAGTGATGAAATAAGAAAAAAATATCATAACAGGACATATAGCCGTTTGTTCAGAGGTATTGGAAAAAAAGCATTCAATTTTGAAAATATTAAAGATAAGCGTGTTAGTCAGTTGCCATTCTAGGAGAAAACAATGAAAACAATAATCATTGAGCAGTGGGAAAACGAACATTACCCACTCGGAAGAATTAAAAAGCAGAAGCTGGCAGAGAAAACTGAGCATGAGATTATTTTTATCCTTAATCGCATGGCTCAGATGCCTGCAATTGTTAGATTTGGAGAAGCGAGTGAAGTTTGAATTTAACTTTCTCAGAAAAGAAATGATAAATGAGAATGATAACAAGGGCACAACTTATGGCTCAAGAATTGCAGCCAATAATACAAAGCAGCGTTTAAGACGGATTGCATGCCGAACAGCTCATGAATGGCTAGACCAGTCAGACGAAGTATTTGAGCAATTCCATGAGAAGCACCGTTGCGATGTATTTGTTGTGCTATATCCTCCTAAAAATTATAGTTATGATCCACCAAACTATTCGCCAACTTCAAAGGCGATTATAGATGGATTGACGGATGCTGGAATATGGAGTGATGATAATAAAAATGTTATTCGCAGAACAAGTTTTGAGCATGGTGGACTTTCTGGAGATACAAAGATGTGGAAAGTTGAGTTAGTAGTGAAAGAACTGACAGAATAGCATTTAATCATGAAAATTACGGTTACATTGAGCGCTTAAACTGTTTCACGGATAATTTATCACGAATAAGCTAAAAGCACTTAGAAGCTAAAATATGAGGTAGTAATATGTTCAGCAAAAATGAAATAAGGCGTGGAGATAAAATATGCTTCCGCGACACAAAATTCTTAAAAGTTATCGAAGTTACTGACAAATACATAACGGTTGAAAAAGACCAGTTCACTAAAAAATCAGTTAAGCGTGATGATTTTAGAATTGTAAAAATAAATGGAAGATACCATGCATGTGAACTCTTTGACAGAGTTGTGAAGTGAGGGATGAGATGAAATATAAATTTAAAGAATATCACTGGGTTAATCAACAAGGATGCCTAGTATTTTCAGAACCTAAACGAGTTGCGTTTTATACCGAAGATAGTTTTGATTCATTTGAAGAAGCTAAAGCAGAATGGATAAAAGACCCATGGCTTGAAGATGGAGATATCTGTATTTTAGCAACCGAGATTATAAAGGGGGACTGGGACAGATGACAGTTGAAAGTTTACTAAAAGTAATGCAAAAAGGAACAGATGTAATTCTGAAAGATAAATCTGAAAAAGAATTACTCCGATTTAGTCAAGGTAATGACCTTAACGCAGTTTCATTTGAATACTTAAACCGCAAAATACTTGTTTTAGAACCGCATGGAAATAGTTTTACAGCTATTTTGGAGGATTCAAAATGAAACTAAGCGATAAATTATATTTTAGAAACAGATTCTAGAAATTCATACGCTATTTGGCGTAACGAAGCATAATGGAGGTTACCCATAAATTCTCCATCTGATTCTATTTCATTACCTTCTTCGTCTTTAGTGTAAATGACTGCTCTCCATCCATCTGTATTTTTAGAAAAATTATAAAATGTTTCACTCAAAGTTCCGTCGCTGTGAGCACCACCACCTTTATTAGCGATTTGCATGACGAGTTGTTTTCGAGTGATTGTATTTGAACCGTTTCTATAAATTGGCTGAGTCCACCATTTATTAAATTCAACCCAATCTTTGATTTCGCTTGTGTTTAGAAAAGGCAAGAAAACAAGGCCATTCTCAGCAGGACTATAACTTATACCTACTAAACAATAGTCTGCCATTAAATTTTGAGGATCAATTGGATAAGCGGTATTTAAAAATTTTATATTCTTGTATCCCAAATGCGATAAAAGACTTGTACTCTGTTTAGTATCATGAAGCATAACTCTTAATCGAGTAGCTATATCTATGGAAACGAATTTTTTACCTGCATCGTAGTTATCACAGGAAAGTTGTAGCATTTGGATGTTTTCTTGAAGTTCTTCGAATAGTTCTTCATTAGTTTTTATGTGATTTGTCATAGTAACTTCCTTTCTACAAAATATGATAACACAAACTCCAAAAAATAAGAAAGAGGTTAAAACATGGAAAAAAATAAGATAGATAAATTATTAAATAACATTCATAAATTAATTACTATAGATAGAGATTATAATGAAAATTCACGTTTTATATTTAAAACACTTTCTGAAATATTAAACGGAAAGAAAATAGTAACAAAAAAAGAAATTAAAGATAGAGTATTGGAGGACACGAAAAATGACTAAAGAAATGAAAAGACCGATTAGCAATATCACTCAAGATAGTATCAAGCCTTTACTAAGCAATGCCGTAGAGTTTTATACTAACAAAAATAGGGAAGCTCACAAGTGTATTCAAGAACGAGATGAATATATCAATTATCTTGAAAGTAAACTAAGTAACGCAAAACCACAGCAAGCCCTGCCAGTCGTGCCTGAGTGTGTGGCTGAGTGGATAGAAATATTAAAAACTAAAGGCCTTAAACCACTAAAAAATCCAGAAACATACGGAGAAACTGGCTTTACAGAAGAAAAACTACAAAATATTGTATTTTGGATTTCTGAACACCAAGAAGATTATATGCGTGCATGGTTAGACGGCTATCAAGTCGAAAAGCCGCAGCTGTTCAAACTTATTTTTCCAAACAGTACTGCTGTTTTACAAAAAGATGGAGAATTAAACTCTTTTGCGGATACAGTTTATAAAAGATATTTAATTGAAAATGCAATGACTGAACAAGAAATAAAGTCAATTGATGAGCGTTACTGGCAGTTTGCTGTGCCTGTGGAGGACGGAGAATGACAAGAAAATTTAAAAAACTAAACGAAAATGCGACTATTCCAGAACGAGCGACAGAACATAGCGCAGGATATGACATTTCAGCAAGTGAAACAGTTACGATTCAACCTGATGAAATTAAAATGGTAAGCACTGGGCTAGCTGTTCAACTTGGTGATGATGAAGTATTGAAATTATACGACCGTTCAAGTAATCCAGTTAAGCGTGGCATTGCATTGATTAATTCAGTAGGAATTATCGATTCAGATTACTATCCGCAAGAATTTAAAGGCTTATTTATGAACATCTCAAAAGAGCCTGTAACCATTTCTAAAGGTCAAAGAATAATGCAAGGGGTATTTGTCAAATACCTTACAACAGACGATGACAACGCAAATGGAAAGCGTACAGGCGGATTTGGTAGCACTGGGGAGGTGTGAAAATGATTAAAACCGAACAAGACAATGTTTTGGCTTTATATTGCCAAGACCAAAAAATAATAACGAACGGAAAGTTATTACGAGTGGAGTTAGGGTTACCTTATCAAATCATGTCATTTAGATACGTCGGAGAAAGCTCAACAGCGTATACACGAGGTGACTTTTATAACGTTATTGATTGCGGGCCGTATTGGCATACTAATGAAATTGTAGTTTGGGTTACAGATAATGGACATCCTGAAACTACTGATGTTGATTATTGTACAGCTTTTAGTTTTGATACATTTTTGTCTGATTTTGAATATGACAGTAAATATCTTGAATTAATGAATAAGGTTGAAAAACTCCAAGAAATTCGAGTAGAAGAGCTTAAAGATTTTAATTCGAAAATTTTACAAGCAGAACTTAAAAATCAAAAACTCCAAGAACAGCTTAACACTGCGAAAAAGTATATCGAGCATGTTATTGGAACGATTAAACATGATGGGCATTTAGGAACTATTCAAACAGACTGGATTTTGCCTGATTTAGAAAAAGCACTCGCAGCGATTGAAAAAGGAGAAAACAATGAAATTTAAAGCAAAACCAGCCTATGAAGCACCCACAGAAACCATTATTGGATATGAAGAACTTGAACCTTTTGAAGGATTTTATGACCTTTTGGATGATGAAGGATATGTTCATGGTTACTATGTGGATGGATATATCATTGGAGGAATAGCAGAAGTAACAGATGAGTATTTCCAACCTGAATTTTGGTGTCCTATTGACAAATCAACACTCGCAGCGATTGGAGGGGATAAATGACAATTACTGAGAAGCAATTCTATGACATGCTCAATGTTGATGAACATATGAATTTCACAAATCGAATTCAAGAACTTGTTTTTGATAAAAAAGGACGTGAAGAATTTTATTCTAAAATCTTAAATATCCACCATGACATGGGCATTGATTTCTTTAGAGATTATTTTATGACTCACTCAGCTGTTTCGGCAAAAGGACAGCATTATACACCAGATGCACTTGGTAAGCTCACAGCGTTGCTTGTAGGTGGTTCTGGAGGTGCTGATTTAACTGGAGCAGGAACAGGAACTCTAATTATCCAAAAATGGCAAGATGACCGAATGAATACTGACTTTTTTAACTATTTGCCGAGTAACTATTGGTACCAGGCATTAGAATTATCAGATGAAGCTATTTCATTCTTGATTCATGCTTTTGCAATTAGAGGAATGAATGGCGTGATTATTCACGGTGATGCATTGGAAATGGCCGTGAAACAAGTTTATTTCATTCAAAACAGTGCTAATAATCCGATTGGTTTCTCAGAGATAAATGTTATCCCTCACAGCAAAGATGCAATGGAATTTTTAGGGATTCATGAATGGACGGAACAGGCAATTGAACATATTGAAAGTAAATTTCCTGACTGGATTCCACTCACAGAAGAAAAGAAAGAAAAGATGAGTTTATTTGAATGACCGACAAACTAATATCGCTGGTCAATGACTGGTGGGGAGGGATTGAATGAATAATGAATTGCAAGAATTATTAATACGAATCATAAAAACAGCAATGATTGCTATTCCAATTTGGGGACTTATTATCATGGCCTTTATCATATTCATTTTCAAAAATGATATTAAAAAATGGTGGAGGAATAGAAAATGAAACTAATGTGTAAGCTGTTCGGGCATGATTATGACCCACCAGCACTTATTGGAGATGAAGCACCAACATATTGTAGTCGTTGCGGTGAATTATATGTGGACCAGTCTTATTTCAACCGCTCAGACCTTGACGAGTCTGAGAACGTATTCGGGGAGGAATGATGGCGGAATCAAAAAAACTTAATCAGATTTGTGATAATTGCAAAGGTAGATTTGACTTTGTGATGAGTAAGGATTATACGCAAAACCCACCTTATCCTCTTGGTCGTGAACTTTGTACTGCTTGTCTTATTAAAGAAAGAGAAAACAATGACAGAAGCTGAAAAATGGCTTGATAAACATATGGATTGAACGCAAAAAAAGCCCAAGCTGACCAAGCTTGAGCGAAATACTGTGAAGTAGTAAATTGAGCGCACAGAGCAGCCAAGCTTGAGTTTATCTTCAATGATTGATTTATAGTTCTCAATAAGTGACGGTGGGACCCTTCGTTTTGAAGCTTCTTCAAGGGTCTTTTCTTTTCCGAGGTCATAATAACGTTTGACCGTCCGATAGTCACAATTATAGCGTCTGGCAATATCAGCGAAATTAGGTTTAATTCCAGTCATAAGATGTTCGGTTATACTTTCTAGGATGTCTTTTCTCATAAGGAAAAGCCTATCACAATTTTAAAGTTAACCTACATTTTCAATGGCCCGTTTCCTACATTTTAGCATGGCCCTTTACAGCAAATGGAATTATATTATATCTAAACTATATTTATTTTATATTAGAATTGTAGTTATGCTTTTATTTTATTAGTTATTTCATTAAATGCAAAATTTAATTTTTCATAAAAAGCTTTATTACTATTGAAAACATCTTTATCTTTTTCCATTTCAACTAAGGGAACTCCGTCAAGTGTCGAACGGTTAAATAATTCTTTCTCTGGAATCATAGCAATAGTTCCTTTATCTTGTAATATTTTTTCAGAGAACTCTCTTGATGACTTAGTATTATGTCTTATTCTATTTCCAACAAAATATGGTATTGCTGTGATATATGTTTCCCGTGTCCGTGCATCAATAACCTCATCTTTAAAATTTTGAAGGCGTTCAATCAACAAACTTTTTGACATATATCCGTATTGGCTAGGTTCTATTGGGCTTAAAATATAATGACTAACAGCAATTGCATTTTTTGTAACGGTTTGAAAATCTGGATGACAATCAATAAGTATAAAATCAAATTCTTTTATTCTATCAACATTATCTTGAAGCCACATCATTAATAATAAATCTTTATTATGTTTTGAGCTTAACTCTACTTCTAATTCATCTAACATTGGAGAAGCAGGAATGATGCTCAAATTATCATGTATTTTATGAATTTCTACTTCTTCATTCATAAATGCATTGTAAATTGTATTTTCATTTGTAAACAAATTATATGTTTGACTTAAACTGCATTGGTGGTCAGTGTCAATTAAAAGAACCTTGTATCCCTGTCTTGATAACCATTCTCCAAAATTGAAAGTAATTGTTGTTTTACCAACTCCGCCTTTTACTGCTGACACACTAATAATCTTCATGGCATTCCCTCATCTATTCACAATATAATTATATTGTATTTATGTTATAAGTATATTATAGCATAAATAGAAATTAAGTCAAATTATATGTATAATATATTTACAATATGTTTATATTGTAAATATACCGTGCTTGTTATTTTTCAAAGCTTTGCATTCTCTGATTTCATTTTACAAAAGTTAAGAAAAAAATTTTTTAATAATTAAAGAGGATTAATTAACCAAAATTATTATACTGCTGTACGGCCAAGGCGGATGTACGGTACAGCAGTCTCTTCATTGGCAATAGTGGCGTAGGTAAGACACATTTAGCTATTTCTATCACTTTAGAAGCCCTAGAGAAAGGTTATAGCTCTTACTTTTGTATGAGTACTGAATTAGTGGACCGTTTATTAAGAGCCAATCAAAAAGGAACTTTAGAGCGAGTATTAAAACAGTATGCCAATTATGATGTACTTGTTATTGATGAAGTGGGTTATCTGCCCTTTTCAAGAGATGGAGCGAGTCTTCTCTTTCAACTGATTAATATGAGATATGAAAAGAAATCCACGTTGATTACTACGAATATCCCACTTTCTCAATGGTCTGAGTTTCTTCAAGATAAGAAATTAACGAATGCTTTATTGGACCGCTTGGTTCATCATTCTAAAGTCATTTCTATTACTGGAAAATCTTATAGAATGAAAGACTATAGTGAGAAGAAAACCAAAACCCCAAAAAGTAAATAAAGTGATGGGCCCAAAACCAACAATTTGGGTGGCCCATTTCCTACATTTTCAATGACCCAAAACCAACATTTTTAGATGGCCCTTGACAGAAATACGATTTACAACAACTTATTATATTACTTTCGGTCAGTTATATTATATCATACAGACCAATAATTTATTCAAAATAAAAATGCCCGAACTGACCAAATTCGAGCTTAATAGAACAATGTTTCATGGATAATTTTTATGGTCTAACAAATTATATCATACTGAGCTAGGAACTCGCTAAACTCAACTGGAGGAGAAAATATGCCACAAGAAATTACTGTTGATTTTTCAGAACAAATCGCTAAAGTACAAACTAAAATTGCTAGACTGAAAGACATGATTCATGATGTTAGAGATCAAAAGATTGTTTTAGATGATATCAAAAATAATCATATACCTAGGGATACAAAACTTGGATTCAACTTGGGAGGAGTTTTAAAATGTTTCGTTAAGATTGATGTTGGCACACTCATCCCTTTGTTGGAACAAAATATTGAAGATAATACAGCTCTTATCCATGAGTTGGCTAAAGAACTTGGAATTGAGGTTGTGAGTGAGAAAAAACAGAATAAAAGAGCTTAGAAAAGCTCAAAAAATAACACTAAAGGAGTTATCAGAGAAATTAAAAGAAAAAGGACTATCATTTAGTGACAGTCAGTTGTCTTATTATGAACAAGGAAAGCGGTCTCCACGAAATGAAGATATCTGGGAGGCGTTAGCAGAAATTTTTGATGTAAGTCTCGCATACGTTATGGGCATTGAATGATTGAACAAAAAAGCCCACGGCAATGGGCTTCGGCAACTGAATATCTAACTTAATTATACCACAAAAGGAGAATTTGATTAATGGCAGATAAGTTAGATAGAATTATTGGAGATTACGTTAATGGCAGACTTGAAGCCAGAATAAAATCAATTGAAAGCAGATATCTTTATAAGCAAAAAGTAGATAACTTAGGCATTCGTACGGCATATTCTGGTGGTTCGGAACCTGAAAGTCACGTCTTAAATAAAGAAGCGCTTGAAAATGACGAAGAATATATTAAACTCAAAGACCTGATGTACCAATTCAACCTATGGTATGAACCTTTAATCAAGGAGGAAAAAGAAATAATCAAGCTAAAACACTGTGGTTATGGTGGCTTTACATGGTACAGAGTAATGATGGAACTTGATAATGAAGGGATTGAGATTTCAGAAAAGAAAGCTAAGTTTATTTATTATCGCTTTAGAAAAGATATAAACCCTCATATTGGCTATTTCATTTGAAAGCATGGGTCAAATTGGGATAAAAACGACACGAAAAAGGCACGAAATTGGAGTGTTGCTCCTTGTTTTTGCTGATATACTTGTATTATGAAGTAAAAGGTAAAAGCACAAATATCATAAGTATCGGTTTGAATTTGCTTCATGTTAGTGGCTGCATGGTCAAGGGGTTAAGACACTGCACTTTTAATGCAGAGGCGTGAGTTCGAATCTCACTCAGTCACATTATTATTTTATTACAGGTTGTCCATTGGGCAGCCTTTTATTGTTGGAAAGGAGATGCCCTATGAGGTTACACCGCTGTGCAAATGTAGGGTGTCGTGAATTGATACCACTTAAACACAATTACTGCCAGAAGCATTACGATGAACGCCTAGGCAATTACATCAATCAACGGGCAGAGAGTAAAGCTAAGGCATCTCTAACTTTAAGAGGACAACGTAACCAAGCTGAACAGAACAGAGAGTATGACCAGACAAGACGAAAGGAATTACACAATGGATTCTATCAAGACAAACGTTGGTCTAAAGTATCTGAGTACGTCAAGGCAAGAGATGGTTATGTTGATGCGATTGAAGGTAAGGCGTGGGATAAGGGCGACCTGATAGCCGACCACATCATACCAAGACGATTGCTTTCAGGAATGGAACAATATAATACTGACAATCTATGGCTTCTAACTAAATCGCAGCACAATAAAAAAACTGCAATAGAAAATAAGTTATCTGACCAGCAATTAAAAAATGTTGGGCGAGATTGGTGGAAAAAAGTTTTAAAAAATAAAAAATAGACTCTATTATATCATTTTTTCTCTATAATTTTTAGATACCCCCCCGTCATTGCTTTTAGGAATACCGTATACCAATAGTTCCTCCCTAAGTAAAAAAGTGATTTTTGAAAACTTTTTTTCTGAAACGAAATCGCTCAACCGCAACGTTCACAAAGATAATTGACCCCTAAAAGTTATGTAGTAGAAAGGAGGAAATATGAGTATTAAAGAAATTAAAAAAATATCAGAAAGCCCTCCAACTTACCTTGGCGGGAAAGCACGATATATGTGGCAAAGAGTTGTGCCAATTCTAAACAAGCAACTTTCTGTGAATGATTTAGATAGAACGTTAATAGAATCGTTATGTGTAAATTATCAGATTTTCAGAGACTCCTATGATTCTATCAAAGAAAACGGGACACAATACTTCACAGAAAACGGACTAATTAAATCTAACACAGCAGTAGCTGACATTGATAGAGCGAGCAAAAACATCAAAGCAGCTTGTGATTCTTTGGGGATGACTCCTAAAAGCCGAAGCGATTTATTGAATTTAGCAGATAGTGAAGATGAAGAAGAAATTGATTGGACTTCTAAGTTTGGTGGTTAATGGATAACTATAAAGATTTAACAGAACGTTATCCAGATGATCCAGCTTTATCTTATGCAATTGGTGTACTTGACGGCACTATAATCTCAGGGGAAAAAATAAAACAAGCCTGTAAACGCCACATTGATGACTTAAGAAGAATTGATAAAGATGATGCATTCATTTATATCTATGATTCAGAACAAGCTAAGAAAATTGTAGAATTTTCAACACTCCTGAAAGATGTAACGAGTGGCGAACCATTTGAAGCATCACCTTATCAAAAGTTTATTCTAGCTTCTGTTCAAGGGTGGCGTAATCCAGAGACAAAAGGAATGAGATTTAAAACAATCTTTATTTCAATGGCTCGGACAAATGGTAAGACTCAAGTACTTGCAACTTATGCGCTTTATAATTTCTTATTTGGCTCTCCTAAAATCAATAGACAACTTGCAGTAAGTTCAATAGATATTGCTCACACGCATAACTTATTTAATTATATGAGGTTCAATTGGATTCAATTGAAAGATGGTGTGTTTAAAAAGCTTGCTAAGGCTTTAGATATCAATGATAATTCTCAAGTTATGGAGATAAAAAAGCAGTCTGCGGTAATGAAAAAACTTTCTGCTCAAGGAAGTCCAGCGGATTCTGACCATTATACTACTGGTATCGTTGACGAATATCATTTATTTGGTCAAAAGCAACGTGATTTTATTAGCTCAATGACATCTGGTATGGTTAATAATCCATTAGCTCAGATGTTTTTTATTTCAACAGCTGGAGTTGACCCGACTGTACCGATGTTTGAAGATTATAAGCGGTATTCTAAAATGCTTGAATCTGGTGATTGGAGTAGTTCTGAAAAAGATTTAGTTCTTATATGGGAACAAGATAGCGAAGATGAAGCTTATCTAATTGAAACATGGCCTAAGTCAAATCCATTAATGGAAATAGAGTCTATGCGCAAGAACCTTACAGAGGGGATGATTACCGAACGTGATTCATTAAACTCTCAAGGGCGCATACGTGATTTTTACGTTAAGAATATGAACTTATGGCAGAACGCAAAAAAGAACGCTTATTTGCCATTAGATTTGGTTCAAGACGCCATTGTAGATGAGTTTGATTACTTCGGCCGTGATGTCTTTATTGGTTTTGACTACTCTCAAACAAATGATGATACCTCATTAGCTTTTGTGTTTCCTCATAGTGGAAGTAAATTTCATTTGTATCAACACAGCTGGATACCTATTGCGAAAGCTGGTTCTATTGAAGCCAAGGAACAAAGAGATAACATTGATTATCGTGCGGTTCAAGAAAAAGGGTTCGCAACTATAACTAGAGACCGTTTTGGACTGATTGATGAAGATGAAGTTTTTAATTGGATGCTTAATTTCATAGAAAAAAACGAGTTAAAAGTAAAAGCTATTTTGTATGACCAGTGGGGAACGGGAAATTTCATTAGACGACTGGATGAAGTCAAAGAAGAATATCTTCTGATTCCAGTAAGACAAGGGATTAAGTCACTTAATGAGCCTACTAAATTCTTACAGTCTTCGTTTATTAAGCATAATATTACAATGCTTGATGACCAAGCGTTAATTCAAGGCCTAGTCAATGCAGTTACTGTTTCTGATAATAATGGGATTAAGCTTGATAAAAATGTCAATTCTCAAAAAATAGATGCTGCTGATGCTATTGTCAATGCACTTTATGAAGGACAATTTTACTTTAATGATTTTACAAATGTAGAAGAAAAGAAAACAAATTCTCCTTTTGGAAATATGAATGACGAAGAAATCAGCGACTACTTTATTAATGGATTTAGTTTTTAAGGAGGAAAATGAAAAATTTAATTACATACTTACCAGCGCTACTTGTTTTCGTTGGTTTTTTATTTGTATCGGTTGGTGTATTCATTATTAATGTTCCGATAGGGCTAATTGTTTCAGGAATATTGTTATTTGCCCTAGCTTATATGTATTCAAATAAAGGAGGACATACATGAGTATTTTAAACCCTTTTGAACGCAGAAGCTCAATTACACCTAATAATTATTACCCTTTTATGGTTCAAAATGGTTCGATTGTTCCTAATTCGCTTGTTGACGCAACAGAAGCACTAAAAAATAGCGATTTATATGCAGTAACTAGTTTAATTAGCTCGGATATCGCAGGTACCAGATTTACTGGTAATCAAGTGTTCACGAGCGTTCTAAACAATCCAAGCCACTTAACAAATGCTTTTAGTTTCTGGCAAACAGCTATATTAAATCTTTTGCTTAACGGGAATGTATTTCTAGCCATTTTAAAAGGTGATAATAGCTTGATGAAAGAGTTGAGGTTAATTCCTAGTAACGCTATAACAATAGATTTGACCGATGATACATTGACTTACGAAGTTAATCAATTTGATGATTATCCAAGTGCTAAATATAACGCTAGTGAAATGATACATGTAAAAATCATGGCTTATGGTGTCGATACACTCCATAACTTGGTTGGTCATTCTCCACTAGAATCTCTTACAAGCGAAATAGGGCAACAGAAAGAAGCAAATAGACTTTCTCTATCAACTTTAAAAGGAGCGCTTAATCCTACAAGTGTTGTCAAAGTTCCGCAAGGCACCTTATCTTCAGAAGCTAAAGACTCTATAAGAAAAGAGTTCGAAAAAGCAAATGGAGGAAATAATTCAGGACGTGTCATGGTTCTAGATCAATCAGCTGATTTTTCTACAGTATCCATAAATGCCGATGTTGCTAATTACCTTAATTCAATGAATTGGGGAAGAACTCAAATTGCCAAAGCTTTCGGAGTATCTGACAGTTATTTAAACGGAACGGGAGACCAACAGTCGAGTCTTGACCAAATTAAGGACCTTTATGTTAATGCTTTAAACCGATTCATTGAGCCTTTAATTTCAGAACTGAGAATCAAATGCGATTCATCGATTGGCGTTGATATGTCTCCCATTACCGACTATTCAAATTCTGTGTTTAAAGCAGATATATTGAACTGGGTAAAAGAAGGAATTATTGAGCCAACAGAAGCAAAGACTTTATTAGAAAGCAAGGGGATTATTTAGTGGAAAACATCGAATATCGTTATTTTGATTCAACAGAGTTAGAGACGAGGAGCCCTACAAATACTGGTTTTATTGGACAAATTGCAGGGTATGCTATTAAATTCAATACTCCTAGTACTGCAATGGCTCCATTTATTGAATATATCGCTCCGACAGCACTTGATAATGTTGACATAAGCGATGTATTAGCTTTATATAACCATGATTACGCCAATGTGCTAGGCAGAGTTGATGCAGGAACTTTAAAGTTAAGCATTGATAAAGTCGGCTTGCGTTTTGTTTTGGATATGCCAGATACAACAGTTGGCCATGACGTTTATAACAACATTAAGGCTGGGAACCTTAAAGGTATGAGTTTTGGATTCTCTGTTGCGGACGGTGGTGATTCATGGCAACAAGGAGCAGATAGTCCAATAAGAATTATTAATCAACTTCAAACGTTGAGTGAAATAAGCGTTGTAAGTAGACCAGCTTATGATGATACAAGCGTCCAAGTTACTCGTTCAATGGACGCTTTTTTGTCGGAACGAACGAGAAAATATAAAGAAAAGGTAAAAATCTACCTAGGAGGACTCAATGAAAATTGAAAAATTAAAAAAAGATTTAGCGACTAAAACTGCTGAACTTAATGTCAAAAAAGCTGAAATTCGTAGCTTTACTGAGTCAGAAGACAAAACAATTGATGAAGTCAAAGCTGGAATGGCAGAAATCAAAGAAAAAGAAGATGAAATCAAAGAAATTCGCTCTAATATTGAAGTTTTGGAGCAAGCTTCAGCATTAAAAGTTGAAGAAAAAAGAGATGATTCTGATTTGGTTGCTTCTGAATTAGAAGAAAATTCAGCAGATAACAAAGAAGTTGATCCAGAAAAAACTAAAACTGAAACAAAATCAGAAGCAGAAAAAGATAAAAATACTGTCAAAGAAGACGAAAAAAGAGATGCAGGAGGATTGCAAGATATGAAATTAAAAGTTGGTGGCGAAATCGCAGACAAAAAAGTGGCTGCTTTTGCTGATTATTTAAAAACTGGTGAAGTTCGTAATGTTACAGGTATTGCTTTGAATGATGGGAAAGTAATTATTCCTCAAACAATTCTCACTCCAGAAAAAGAAGTGCATCAATTCCCACGACTTGGCTCACTGGTTCGTACCGAATCAGTAACTACAACAACTGGTAAGCTTCCAATTTTTAATAACTCTACTGACCTATTGACTGCTCACACAGAGTATGGTCAAACAACTAAAAATGCAACTCCAGTTATTACACCTATTCTTTGGGACTTGAAAACATATACAGGAGGCTACGTATTCTCTCAAGAATTGATTTCTGATTCGTCTTATAATTGGCAAGCTGAACTTCAATCACGATTGACTGAGCTTCGTGATAATACTGATGATTCTCTTATCATTACAGCTTTGACTGATGGAATTAAAAAAACTACCTCTACTGACTTACTTGGAGATCTTAAGAAAGTTCTGAACGTTACTTTAAAACCTCAAGATTCTGCAGCTGCTTCGATTGTTATGTCACAATCTGCCTATAACCTCTTTGATATGGCTACTGATGCAATGGGTCGTCCTTTGTTGCAACCAAACGTTACCGCAGCAACTGGTTATACTTTGCTTGGGAAAACAGTTGTTATCGTTGATGATAAATTGTTCCCTAGTGCTAGTGCAGGTGATGTAAATATCGTTGTTGCTCCGCTCAAAAAAGCAGTAATCAACTTTAAACTTACTGAAATTACTGGTCAATTCCAAGATACTTATGATATCTGGTATAAACAATTAGGTATCTTCTTGCGTCAAAACGTTGTACAAGCTCGTAAAGACTTAATTGTTAACTTGACAGGTAAGCTAAAAGCAGTAACAGTTGTTCAATCTACAGCAGTATAAGGAGTGAATTATGGCACTAATTACAGCACAAGAATTACTTGATGAAAATCATATTGATTCAAACTATGATGAAATTGCAACTATGAATAGACTTATTCATGATGCAAGTGCCTTAATTCGTGGTTCTATTTCTGATTCAGTTACTGATGAGCAAATCATGGATAATTTACCCGACCAGTACAATAGAGCTGTTTCAGCTCTTGCAACCCGTCTATATTTCAGTAGAGATTTGTCAGAAGGCTATGGTATTGGTATTCAGATTATGATTAATCAAATAAGAGCTAGAATGTGGGAGGTGCTGAATGGCACAACTTAATCTAGCTGACTTTAACAAAAAAGTTCAACTAGGAGATGTTAAAACTTTAACTAATGAATATACAGGAGCTGGTTATGACAGTTTTGTTCCGAAAATAAATGTTTGGTTTGCATCTAAAACAAGAACGTTGAGTCAATCATACCAACTCCAAGGAACTGCTCTTGAAAACTCACGTACGATTATCATACGACACAATTCATCAGCAGAAAAATTAAAGGCTGCTGTGATTGATAATGTCCAATATGATATCGTCAATTATTCGCCTGATGAAACAAGTAATATCATCAGGTATGATTATTTGACGCTCAAAAGGAGTTCATGATGGAAGAAAAGCAACTATTTGAAGACATTATGAATGGGATAATTTTTCAAGCAGAATCTGTCAGTACATCTCTAACGGTTGAAGATAAAGCAAAAATAACCAAGGGTGGTGCAAATGCATTCGCTATAGGACTTGAAAAAGTCACTAAAGATAAGCATTATCGTATTCGTAAAACTGGGGAAAACCCACATCTAGCCGATAGTATTTTGGTTCAGAACACTAATATTGATGGTATTAAAGACGGAAATTCTACCGTTGGTTGGGATTACACCAAATCAAGGGTAGGTCATCTGATTGAAAACGGCACACGTTTTCCGATGTATTCCAAAAAAGGAACGAAATATAGAAAAGGGGGTCAAGTTGCAATTACATCTGACCCTTTTGTTTCTACTTATCGTGACAGCATGGAAGCTCAAGTTGCCATGTTTTCAGCGGAAGCAGAAGTTTTTTCAGAAATACTCAAAAAGAAAGGGGCAGAATGAGACCAACACAAGAAGTTTCGCAAATAGTAGGTGCTTTCCGCCCCTCTTGGTTAGTATTTGAAAATTTTATTCCCAAAGAACATGTTAATGATTTAGACAATACTCAAGTTTTACTGACAGAGTTTAAATCAGATATTACTAACTATGGGGACGGAACCTTTAATAGCGTTGTTCTGGCAGTTACTATCCAAATTTTCTACGGATTTAATCTCTCTGAAAGTATGCTTCTTGCAGAAATAGAATTGATGGAGAAACTAAAAGATAGCGGGTGGTTAACAATTTCAAGTGAACCACATTATCTAGACGTTAGTACCAATACAACAAAACAACAAACTAAAAAAAATATCACAGTTGAAAAAATTGTGGAAATTAATGAATTAAAAGGAGAATAAAATGGCAATTGTAGGTTTAAAAAAATCTTATCTTGGATTAATTGATAAAAAAACAGGCAAAATTATTACAGGGCCTGAAGGGCTAACAACAGATGGACTTTATATATCAAATCCGAAAGATTATGGTACAGCTTCTGCAAATATCACTAATATTGCAGCTGCTGGTACTCAAAAATTTGGAGACAACGGTCTTGTTGATGTAGTGAGTTCAAAATCATTTCCGCAAGTTGCTGCAGTTTGGAACAATCTTCCTTTTGATATTAAAGCTAAAATTAAAGGAGAAGTAAGCGACAAAAAAGGCGGATACGTTCAATCACAAGATTTGCCACAAGTTGCTTTGATTATTGAGTCAGAGTTAATTGATCGTTCACATTCAATTTTTTACGCATTCGGTAATGGCCATATGACTGAAACTGCATTGAACATTCAAACTGACAATGCAGCGCAAAACCGAGTTGAAGATGCATTGACTTATCAATCACTGGCTTTTGAGGCATGGAATAATCAAGGAATGAAAACTTTCAATTCTGCAGATTCTGGATTCGATAAAACGGCAATGCTAAAAGAAGTTATGGGAGGATATGCTGCTAGTGGACTCGGAGTTTAATTAAACAGTGCGGGATGATTACATCCCGCTTTTTTATTTATAAAATATTGGAGAAAAACATGGAAATTAAAATCAAACAACTTAAAAAAACAGCCCAAGTAAAAGCATCTATTAAAAATTTAAAAAAGACTTATGCAGCAAATCTCGAACTTGCAAAACTAGAAGATACAAAAGTTGATGGTCTAGAAGCACTTGAAAAAGTGATGCAAATTCCTGAAAAGATAGTGGATTACATTGTGGACATCATGAAATTAAAAGATGATGCCCGTGAAAAACTTGAGGAAATGGAAATGGAAGAAGTTACTGAAATTTTTTCTTATATTTCTTCACGAGTGATGGGCGCTTCTGACTCGGACATCAAAAAAGCCAAAGAAAATGGCGAAGTGGGTTTAGCCCAAGAGAGCGAATAATCAGCAATCATAATCACTTGTTAGAATTACAGCTATTCGAAAAAGATGTGATTCAAAATCTTCATTGGGATTTAAGCACAATTGGAGAACAGGAATATGAGGAATTGCTTGATGTCATGAGCGCAAATCCTGATAACAAAATGATGTCAGCTGAGGATTTAGCAGCTCAATGGAATTCGTTAATTTAAAAAGAAAGGAGGAATATATGGCAAAAGAAAAAGTAGCTGGGACTTTGGCCACTAATATCGGAGTTAATACTACTAATGCAGTAACCAGTATTGAAAGCCTTAAAAATTCAGTTAAAGATAGCACCAATGCTTGGAAACAGATGGAATCTCAAATGAAACAAGCTGGGGATACTGTGGGCGCTTCTAAAGTAAAATATGATGGTTTAACTGAAACGGTTGACAAGCAAAAAACGCTGCTTGAAAAGCTCCGTCAAGAACAGTCAGAAGTAAATCGTTCAACAACGGCGGGGGAACAAACTTATCAAAAATATGCTACACAAATTACTCAGGCAGAATCAAAACTTGCTTCATTAAATACGCAACAAGAAAAGTCTCAGAGAGCTTATGAGTTGCAAAAATCTGGGATTGCTTCACTTAATAAAGAAATTCAACAATCCATCAAAGAAACTGATGCTTATGTGGAAAGACTGAAAGCAGAGGGCAAGGAAGAAGAAGCCCTCCAGGCTCAAAAGGAAGGTTTGTCTCGGACTTTAGGAAAACAAACGAAACTCTATGAGGCACAAACTAAACAGCTCGATAAATTGAAGAAATCGGGCAATGCTTCATCAGACTCTATCAGTGCTCAAAAAATTGCACTTGATAAAACAGGGGCATCCATCGCCAAGGCAAAGAAAGGCCTTGCGGAGTTGAACGGTGAGCAAACGGCAGTTGGTAAATCAGAAGGGGCAGAAGAAGCTGGTGGAAAATTTGAAGGGCTAAAAAATAAAATCGGTAAGTCTCAAGGAGCCGTTGTTGCACTCGGTGCTGCATCGGTTGCCACACTTGCTACAATCGGAAAACTTGTTGACAAGGTTTATGATCAACAAAGTCAGATTACAACCCTACAATCCAAAACCACTGGAAGCTATCAACAATCAAAAGAAGCTATTTCAGCAATCAACCAACTTTATGCACAGGGCTATGGCGAATCCATTGAGGATTTAACTGAAACTTATACACAGTTAAAACAAATGAACCCCAATGCAGATGTAAAAGAGTTGGCTGAGAATGTCAAATTGGTTTCCGCATATAGTCAACAGTCTGGAAGTGATAGCTCAGAAGTAATTGCTGGGGCACAAAATGCCACTAAGGCATGGAATATCAGTTATGAAGAATACTTTGATAACATGATGACCTTGCAAAAACTTGGGGATAATACTGCGGGCGATGTTTCAGACAATATGGCTGAGTATTCTCAGGTTATGGGACAAATGGGCTTGTCAATAAAGGACACCATGAACCTTATCAAAAATGGGGTGGACTCTGGTGCTTATAATGCAGACAAGCTTTTAGACTTTACCAAAGAGTTTGGAATTTCTTTAAATGATGGACGTGTTTCAGATAACATCAAATCATTTTCTAAAGAGACCCAAGAAATGTTCAAGGGCTACCAAAATGGAAAAGTTTCTGCTGGGGATATGTTCAAACAGATCACTGGTGAAATGGGTAAAATGACGGACAAACAAAAGGAGGCCACTTTGGCTTCCAATTTGTGGTCTGCTCTTGGTGAGGATAATTCACTAAAAGTCCTTGAATCTTTGGGTAAAACCAATAAAGAATTTGATAATGTCAAAGGCACAGCTAAAGAGACATCTGATCAGTTGAAAGAGTCAAATCCTTTCGAACTGATGAAACGTTCTGCGGAATCTTCCATCTCCTCAGTTACAATGAATGCCACTCAAACAAAGAAGTTTAAAGAGGCACTCAAACCTTTGCAAGAAGCTATTGAACGTCTGGTGAAACAGGCTGTAAAAGAGCTACCAAAAATTGTTAAAGAGTTGACGCCAATTGTTAATTTTGCGACAGAACATGGTAAAACAATCACTAAGGTTTTAACAGGTTTGCTGGCAATTGGTTTTGCGACTAAAGCATTATCAGGATTAACCAAATTAAGTGAGGGGCTTAAGACAGTAGGGAAAATCGCAAAAGGGGTAGGAAATGCCCCAGCATTTGCGAAGGGACTATTCATAAAACCAAAAGTGGACGGAAGCGACGCTAAGCGAGAACTTGGAATTATCAGTAAAGCTGCTGTTGGAGTTGGTAAAGGCTTCAAATGGACTGGTAAACTTGCTGTCAAAGGGATAACTAAGACATTCTCAGGATTGACTAAGCTTGCAAAAGTAACTGGTAAAGGACTCGCTAAAGCCGTATCATTTACAGCAAAAGTATCTGTAAAAGCAGCGCAACTCGCTCTCACAGGTCTATTAAAAACAGCTAAGTTAACAGGAAAAGGAATGAAACTCGCTTTTAACTTTTTAAAAGCTAATCCATTTATTCTTATTATCACAGGCATTGTCACTGTAGTCGCCGCATTTGTAGAACTATACAAGCACAATAAGAAATTCCGAAACTTCATCAATGGTATAGCTAAAGCAGTCTCAAAATGGGCTGGTAGTGTTGTTAAATGGTTCAAGAAAACATGGGACGATGTTTCTAAAGGTTTCAACAACTTCGTCAACTCATTTTCTAAAGTGTTTAACTCGCTTTTAAACGGAATTAAGAATGCATGGAATGGTGCATGGTCTTGGATTGGTAATGTATTTAATAAATATATTGATGTTTTTAAATCAGTTTTAAAACTTTTTACTGATTTCTTTACAGGTAAATGGGGAAATCTCGGCAAGGATATTCAGAAAATATGGGATGCTTTATGGGGTTTTGTTGAGTCTATCTTTGGTAAAAAGGTTGATTCTATCAAAAAAGGTATCGAAGGTTTCGGTACTAAGATTTGGGATACATTCAACACAATTAAAACTAAAGTCAGTGATTTTTGGAAAGGAATGTGGGATGGTTTAATCCAATTCGGAAAAGATGGTATCAATTCAGTTATAGGTGTCATAAACAATGGTATCGGCGGAATTAACGGTGTTATTCATACATTCGGTGGTTCTAAAAACGCAATTAGTAAAATACCTAAACTGGCGAACGGTACTAAAGGCGCACCTAAAGGGGTCGCATTAATTAACGATGCACCAGGCGAACATTACCAAGAAGCTGTTATAGACAATTCAGGTCAAATGCATGTACTCGAAGGTCGGAACAGACTTGTTAACTTCCAAGGTGGTGAAACAGTTGTACCCGCTCACGCTATCCCTCACTTTGAAAATGGTACTCCAGATTGGTTGAGTTCTATTGGTTCGTGGGTTAAAGATAAATGGGATGGTTTAACAGAAATGATTAAGCACCCTATTAAGACTTTAACTCACTTCATGACTAATGCTATATCTGGCATTAGTGGTTCACCTTTAGTTACTTCTATAGCACCAGCTCTTGGTAATGGATTTGTCAATGCAATCGTTGACCCAATCAAGAAATTACTTGGTTCATTAAAGAAAAAACACGAAGATGACGGTGGCGGTTCTCAAGGTTCGCCATCTGGTTCCGGTGTTCAACGTTGGGCTGGACAAGTTAAAGAAGCACTTGCAGCTAACGGCTTGAGTACTAGCCAAGACATGATTGACCGTGTGCTTCGCCAAATCGCTTCTGAGTCAAGCGGTAATGAAAAAGCAGTACAAGGAAATATCGGGGATATTAACAACATCACTGGTGACCTTGCGAAAGGGCTGATGCAAACAATCTCCTCAACTTTCAACGCCAATAAATTCCCTGGTCACGGTGATATTTTTAATGGTTACGATAACTTATTAGCTGCTCTTAACTATGCTAAAAAAACCTATGGCCCAAGTTTGTCATTCCTTGGAAATGGGCATGGCTATGAAAATGGTGGATTAATTAGTAGCCATGGACTATATGAAATTGGCGAAGGAAATAAGCCAGAAATGGTTATTCCTTTGTCTGTTGAAAAAAATGCAAGAGCAAATCAATTGCTTGCGGAAGCTAATCAAAGAATTAATGGGAATAGTGAGCATGTTCAAAATAATGAAATTGATAATTCAATTATTATCAATTTATTATCAAAAATATATGAATCTTTAGATGATATTAAAAATAATCCATTGATAGCCTATGCAATGATAGACGGAAAAATGGCTACAAATCTATTAGCAAAATATATGAATATTGCTCTTAAAAATGAAGAAAATAAAAATAGTTGGCTTTGGGGGAATAATAATTAATGGCGTTTAAAATTTATTACAATGGCACTGATTTGTCTAATATTGTCGATGGATTCACAGGTATCACAAGAAATATAGGAGCAGGTTGGACAAATAACTTGCAAACTAAATCTAAATTAGGCTCTGATTTTCTTCGAAATTCAATCAATTCAAAAAGCATAACTATAAATTTTGTAGTTAATGTAAAAAAAGATAGATTTACATCTGTTAGAAAAGCACTAGGAGAAATATTAAATGTAAATGAACCGTGTGCTTTAATTTTTGATGATGATCCAAATAGCGTTTGGTATGCAGTACCTGATGGCATACCAACGCTAGACGAATCATCTTTTTATCAAGCTTTTGGTACTCTCACGTTTTTAGTGCCTAAAGGCTACGCTGAATCAGTCGATACAAAAACGTTAAATAATGATAACTCAGGCGGTGAAAATGGAACCATCATAAATAATGCTGATCACTCAGTTTCAGTACTAATCAATAATAATGGGACATTGCCAATCTTTCCAACAATTAAAATCACACCCACCGCTGAATCAGGTTTCTTTGGAATAGCTGGACAGAATGTTCTTGAAATTGGGAATCCAGATGAAGCGGACGAAAAACGAAAAACGAAACAAACAACGATTGCAGATTTCAAAACTCAGTCAGATTTTGACACGAATTTCGTAGATGCAACGGATCGGACGACATCTTGGGAAACAAATATCTCACCTATTCCTAACAATAGTAAGCTGAAATGGAAAACAGACGGAATACGGATGTCTACTTTTAGCCAAGCCGCAACTTGGAACGCTGGGATTCAACGGTATGATGTTCCTAAAGACAGCACGGGCCAATATCCAGTCAATTGGCATGCACAGTTTAATACATTCTTTATCCAAAATAATGCAAGACAAGCCGGCCGCTTTCAACTTTATTTTTGTGATGAAAAAAAGCAACCGTTGGCCATGTTTGAAATTTTCAAAGGGGGAGCAGGTCAAAATGCAGAGCTTATCTTCTGGCTTATCGGTGGCGATAATAAGATGCATAAATTCGGAGGGGATAAACCATTTAATGCCTCGACAGGAAAAGCACCGGGTGGCGTTACTTCGCTTTTTGATGCCGCTCATGGTGGTCAGGCGATTATTAAGCAAGGTAATAAGATTTCTTTTTATTGGAAAGGCGTGGCTTACTCTTACTTAATGGGTGATGCTGGCAGTTCAACTAAACTCGCCTATATCTATGTTGTAGAAGCAAGTCGCCAGAATTATCCCGTTATTAACAATATGAGCTTAAAGTCGTTTAAATTAACGAATCTTAATGATGGATATATGGTCAATGTAGTCAATAAGTACCAACCTAATGACGAAATCGTTGTTAATATGGATGCTAAAAAAATAATTGTCAACGGACAGGGAGCGAATTCTGACTACATCACAGGTTCAGATTTCTTTCCAATACCTGCAGGTAAAAGTCAAAAAATAGATATTGTCTATTCAAGTTTCACGACAAGTCCACCTAAAATAGAATTCTCATGGAAGGAGCGAATCTTATAATGTTAATTTCAATTCATGACCGAACGCTTGAACGTGTCGGCTTTCTCAGTAATGATGATTCAGAAAGCCCTGACTTTAAAGATGACAACTTCCATCGCTATTTAGCACAAGGGACATCCACTTTTGATTTTACAGTTAATAAAATCAAGAATGGAGTGGTTCAAGATTACGTTCAACTGTTGAATGAACATGCTTATTTCAGCTTTCAGTACGAGGGTGAAGATTTTCTGTTTGATTCTGTCATCGTTGAAGAAGATGATGACAAAATTACGTTCAACTGTCTGACCCTTAATCTTGAAATGAGAAATGAGCAAGTCAAGGAGCTTAAGAATACAGCCGCTCATAATATTCAATGGTACTTTGACCAAATGGGGCTGATTAATTTTGCGAAAATCACACTTGGAATTAATGAAGTTTCAAGCTATACCAGAGTCATTAATTATGATGGTGAAGATACAAAGCTCTCACGCTTAATTTCAGTCATTCAAAACTTTGATGCCGAATTTGAATTTGTCACAAAATTAAAAAGAGATGGAACGCTTGATAATATCACATTGAACATTTATAAGAAAAATGACAATGGCGATATCCAAGGGGTAGGACAAAATAGGAATGATGTCCTTTTGTCCTTTGGCGATAATATTTCGGGCGTTTCCCGCAAAGTTGAGAAAGCTCAAATTTTTAACTCTATTTATGTCACTGGGAAAGATGGCTTAAGCTGGAAAGATTCTGCTTGGTCGGTTACTAACTCCGAAGGGAAAGAAGAGTTCTATAAACGAGCAGGGGAGAGTTATGCTAAAGCTCCGCTATCTGCTCAGATGTTCCCCTCACAGCTTCAATCGTCAAGTGGCGATATATTTACCAACAAGAACGAAACTACCGAATACACCACAGTCAATGCAATGTGGGGCTACGCTTTAAGTCAGTTGAAACAATATGCTTATCCCTTAATTTCTTATGAAGTGACAGCAACCAGTAACTTGACGGTTTCAAGTACTGGAGACGGTATGCCTTTGCATATTGGAGATACAGTCAGAATTCAAGATAAGAATTTCATTGATTCAGATGGAAATGTTGGATTATTCTTGTCAGCACGAGTGAGTGAACTAGAAATAAGTTTCACTAATCCTACAAGTAACAAAATTATGTTTTCTAATTACATCAAGCTGAAAAGTGAAGTATCTGATGATCTAACTGCTAGAATGCAAGAAATTATCAATGCTAATACTCCTTACCGTCCTGATATCACTTCTACCAATGGCTTGCAATTTAAAAATGGAACAGGAACGACTACATTAGGCGCACATATCTATTTCGGTTCAGATGATAAAGAAACGACTGCGGACAGCTACGAATGGTCAAAAGATGGAACAGTAGTTGCGAATGCTCAGACTATTACAGTTGATGCCAGCGGAGTTGTGGATAAAGCAGTTTATAGCTTTAAAGCAACAGTTGCGGGTAAAGTAGTCGCAAGTCAGTCGGTCACTATCACTAATGTTAATGACGGTGCTACGGGCGCACAGGGTCCTCGAGGATTAAAAGGTGACCCTGGAGCAACTGGTATTCCCGGACGAGCCGGAGTTGACGGAAAAACAAGCTATCTTCATATTGCCTATGCCACAAACTCAACTGGTACGGCTGGATTTGGTGTATCAAATGCGACTGGTAAAACTTATATCGGACAATATACAGACTTTACGAGCGCTGATTCTACAGACCCAAGTAAGTACACATGGAGCTTGATTAAAGGCGATAAGGGCGATAAGGGAGACCAAGGCGCCCAAGGTATTCAAGGCTTGCAGGGTCCTGCTGGAACTCAAGGGGTTCCTGGACCTAAAGGCGCTGATGGAAAAACGCAATATACACATATCGCATACGCAAATAGTCCAGATGGTAATAAAGACTTTTCAACTTCTGATTCTAATCGTGCCTATATCGGGATGTATGTTGATTTTAACATCAATGATTCAAATACTCCGAGCGATTACTCATGGACACTTGTTAAAGGAGCGGATGGAACGCAAGGGACACCGGGCAAACCGGGGGCAGACGGTAAGACACCGTATTTTCACACAGCATGGTCTTACAGTGCAGACGGCATGGATAGATTTACTACTGTTTATCCTAGATTTAATTTGTTAAAAAATACGAAAAATTTAACAGCGACTTCAACTTCATCATCGTGGGGCACTTTATTTAGCTCTAGTCAAATATATGACTCTGCAATTAAATCTAAATCTGGAGTTTCAACAATGAACTTTAATTTTGATGTTCATGTGCCATTGAATGCCACAATTGGAGGTGCAATTTCTTTACAACTTAAAGGTCAAACCTATCAGGCTCACGGAAATGTTGGAACTAATGATTTCAACACAATTGTTGGTCAATCCTGGCATGATATTGAACAAAGCGATTTAGGTAAAACAATTCGTTTAAGTTTTCCGATACAAATAGATACTAAATATAAAACTTTTGATAGTGCTTTAGCTGATACTGATAGTATTGTCATTAGACAAATGAAAGACACGTCAGGACTTGTGTATTATAATATCAAACTCGAAGAAGGTTCAATCACTACTCCATACATGCCATCATCTAGCGAAGTAACAACTGCTGACTATCCGAGATACATCGGTCAGTATTCAAACTTTATGCAAGCTGACAGCACTAATCCATCGGACTACACTTGGAGTCTGATGCGAGGGAACGACGGAAAAGATGGGGCAGATGGTAAAGACGGAATAGCAGGTAAGGACGGTAAGGGAATTAAAGCCACTGCAATCACTTATCAAGCAAGCACTAATGGCACCACTGCTCCAACTGGTACATGGTCAGCTAGTGTCCCTACTGTGGCTAAAGGGAGTTTCCTATGGACACGCACCATCTGGACGTATACAGATAACACTATAGAAACTGGATACGCTGTAGCCTACATGGGTACCAATGGTAACAACGGTACTAATGGAATTGCTGGTAAAGATGGCGTTGGAATAAAAACTACGACCATTACATACGCAGGCTCAACAAGCGGAACAACGTCACCAACAAGCGGTTGGACTACCACAGTTCCGACAGTTGCAGCAGGTAGTTATCTGTGGACGAAGACTGTTTGGACTTATACGGATAATACCAGTGAAACAGGGTATTCAGTAGCTAAAATGGGTAATAATGGAACACCTGGTCCGCAAGGTCCGCAAGGTCCTCCTGGAAGTAATGGTGATCCTGGTAAAACTGTTTCCAATACTGAGCCGACCACTCGATTTAAAGGCTTGACTTGGAAATATTCAGGTACGACTGACCTTACAGCGAGTGATGGAACAGTGATTAAGCCAAATACAGAATATTACTACAACGGCACTCACTGGATGATTAACTTTGTTGAAGCAAACCAAATAAAAGTCAATGACTTGTCAGCTATTTCTGGAACTTACACAAACGGGAGTATCAAGAATGTTACAATCGATGGCTCTGTAACCTCAACGATTTTAATTGAGAAAAAGCATATCCTATTTACTTTTTCAGATTCTTCACAAAATACAACCAATACTTTAGAGCTAGATAGCCAACAAGGTTATGCTAATACTTTTGTCGATAGTAACAGCGGCCGCACAAGAACTGTTCAAGCTAACTTTCAAGGCTTTTTCACTTCCGATACTGATGGGCCTAGCGCTCAACTCACCCCTTACGGAGTTTATGTAACGAATGGGCTTCAAACAACCACAGTATCACTCGGTTCTGGAATTAATGCGACCTTAGCTAAAATTGGTCAGATGTGTCAAATCTCTATCAATTCTAATAGTTCCAATGTTCCAGCTGGTAATGGGGTAGCATTGTCAGGCAATATTCCAGCCGGTTGGCGCCCAGCAATTATGACGCCCTTTGAAGTTATGATGTACCACGGAACATCTTTTCAACGTCCTTTACACATCACAATTGGAACGGACGGGAAAATATCCATCGTTAATGATCGGCTTCAAGTTATTGGTGCTTTGGCGGAACAACTTATATGCTTGCATAGAAAGGTAATAAATGATTAAACAAAATTCAAAAACACAGAACAAAACAATTTACGCTGATTCAGTAGCAGTTGCTACATTTGATTCGACAATGCAGCCTGACGGACAAGCACAGTTATCACTAAGCATCATTGACCCTGAGAAGTTCCATGCTTCAGAAGAGGCTCAGAATGATTTTCAAGGTTGTGTTGATTCGGTAACGGCTGAGTCAAAACAAGTGATGACTGACAGAAGTAAATTTTAGAAAGCAGGGGTTATGGAACTAGAACAACTTGTGGAACAGCACGAGGACAAGCTCAAGCAACATGACAAAGAATTATCTCGACTTAATGATATGTCGGTTGAAATGCAAAAGCAAATGAATGACGGTCTGACTCGTGTGGATGAATCCAATCGCTTTTTAAGAGAACAGAACACTCGTCAATCTGAACAAAATGCTCAAATATTGCAAGCTGTTATTAAAGGTAATGAAAGCTCAGATGAACATCAGTTTCAGTTGAAGCTGCTTGATAAAACAAACTTTTGGAAGTTGGCGCTTGGAATCGGCGGTTCTGCAGCAGCAATTTTTGCAGCATTAACTGAAATAATCAAAGTATTTTTTAAATAAAGGAGAAAGAACATGAAAACAATCGACAAAGGAACACTCACACGTACAGTTTTGCTTTGGTTAGCTATCATTAACCAAATTCTAACAGCGTTGGGTATTAATCCATTGCCACTTGACGATAATACTGTCAGCACAGTTATCACAACAGTTTTTGCACTTTGGGCATGGTGGAAGAATAATGACTTCACTCATGCAGCTAAAAAAGGAACTGAACTTACTAAAAGTTTAAAAAATGGAGATAGTGTTCAAGTAGTTAAGGCATCTGATTCTGACCATGAATTCACAGAAGGAGGCGAATAATGCCAAGTATTGAAAATATGATTGCTTGGATGCAAGCTCGAAAAGGTAAAGTTACCTATTCAATGACTTCACGAATGGGTCCAAAAAGTTATGATTGTAGTTCATCAGTTTTCTTTGCAATGATTGCTGGAGGTTTTCTGTCAGCAGGTTCAATGGGTAATACTGAAACCTTGTTTGGAATGTCAGGAACAAAACTGAAAGAAATTAGTCGAGGAGAGGTCCAGCGTGGCGATATCTTCATCTCAGGCACTCCAGGAGGTTCGGCTGGCTCTGACGGACACACCGGTATCTTCCTAAGCAATGGCTCATTCATTCACTGCTCTTACACTCACAATGGAATTGCGGTTGATACGAACGATGCTTATATGAGTACTCGATTGCCACATCACTTTTATCGAATTGTTGGTTCAGGTTCAGGAAACACTGACAACAACCCTCAAATGGTTACATTAAATGTTGATGGCCGGTTTGGTAATGCGACTGCTAAACGATTACAAGAATACTTTGATACGGCTGGTAAAGACGGAGTAATCAGTCACCAGTACAAACAAACCTTTAATCAAAATATTTATGCTGCTCAGTTTGATTCATCGCTGACAGGTTCAAACGTGGTAAAAGCATTGCAAAGATTCTTAGGGATCGGACAAGACGGACTGTTTGGGCAAGCTACGATTAAAGCCTTACAAAAACATCTTGGAACAACACAAGACGGAACTATCAGCCCAGTTTCTGATTCTGTTAGAGAATTACAACGTCGATTAAATGCGAATAAACTATAAAAATTAACCCTGACTTCGGTCAGGGCTTTTTAGGTTTAGTTAAGGATTTTTATGATATAATAAAAAAATTTTGGCCTCAAATTTGTTGACATTTATAGGCAAATAGAGTAAAGTATAATGAAGTGGAGGAAATGCAATATTTCCTAAAAACATTAGGAGGGCCACAATTTATGTCAGTTTGGTAAGTGGTATTTGATTTTGAAAGATTATGATTGTTATCATGGTACAGGTAATGTGAATTATCAAAATATACAGCTTAATGGTGGTTTTACCTATAAACCGAGGCGTAATCATTGGTTAGGTTCAGGAGTATATTTTTTTGTTGATGATTTGGAAAAAGCATCTTGGTGGGCAAAAACTAACCGTCCGGATAAGGAAAGTGAACCAGTAGTGTTAAGGACAACTCTTACCTTTGAAGATAAAGAATTATTAAATTTAGATTTAGAAAAAGACCTAAATATGCTAGATGATTTTGCAGCTTCATTATTGGAAGCTTTACATGAGTATAAAGCGAAATTGCAAAGTCTTGATGATCATGAGTGGCACTGTAAGTTAATAGATATGTTTGTAAATAAAAACGATGGATACGGAGCAATCGTTAGGACTGTTTCGACTACTCAAAGAAGAGGACCAAGTAGATTCCAAGCACAATCGAAACAATTGTGTGTAAAGGATATGTCTAAAATAAATCTACAAACTATAGAGAAGATAAGTATTTGA